CTCATCACCCTGTCGGTCGAGTTGTTCGAGGATGCTGACCCGAGCTCCGAGGACGTCATCGCCACCGCCTTCGCCGGGCAGATGGCCGTGGAGCTGGACCGGGTGGCGCTGCTGGGCACCGGCACCCCGCCCGAGCCGAGAGGCGTCGTCAACCAGAGCGGTGTGACCTCCACCGCCCATGGCGCCAACGGCACGGCCATCACGAACTACGACTGGTGGTTGGACGCCATCGGCGCCGTGCGGGCGGCCGGGTTCGAGCCCAACGCCCACATCCAGGCGCCCCGCTCCTCGACGTCGCTGTCCAAGCTCAAGGAGGCGACGACCAACGCCTACCTCGCCCCGCCGGCGGGGCTGCTGCCGATGCTCACCACCAAGAGCGTCCCCATCACCCTGACCACGGGCACGAGCACGGACACGAGCTATGTCTTCACCGCCGACTGGAGCAATCTCCTGGTCGGCATCCGCACCGACTTCCGGCTCCGGTTCCTGGGCGAGCGCTATCTCGCCGACAACCTCCAGTACGCCTTCCTGGCCTACCTGCGCGCCGACGTCCAGGTCGCGCAGCCAACCGCCTTCGTCGTCGACAGTGGGGTGAGGGCATGACCGACCGACCCATCGACGCCGACGTCGCCCCTGGGGTGGAGATCGCCGAGAAAGGCCCCGACTTCGAGCGCCGGGTCGGCGAGGTCGTCGGGGTGCGCGGCCGCACGGACCCCGCGGCCCGCGAGGTGGCCGAGGAAGACGTGCATGTCGAGCGCCGGGACCTCGGCCCCGAGTCGACCACGTTCATCGCCAAGGGCGACCCCATTCCTCCCGCGCTGCGCGCGCTTCCCCGTCGCGCGGCGCGGGAGGCACCACCTCGTAAGAAGTAGGCCGTGAGCTGGTGGGACCGCTGGGTCTGGTCCCGGGTCGCCAACCGTGAGGCCCTGACCCTGGAGCAGTTGCTCAGCGAGGAGGGCCGCCCCACCGCCTCCGGCGAGCCCGTCACCACCGACAGCGCGCTCCGGCTGAGCACGGTATGGGGCTGCGTCCGGCTCCTGGCCGACTCGGTGTCGACCCTGCCCCTGCACGTCTACCGGGGCGACGACCGCGACCCCATCGGTACCCCGCCGCTGCTGCAGCGGCCCAGCGCCGACTTCCCCGAGCTGGCCGACTGGCTCTGGGCGGTCATGGCGTCGCTCTTGCTCAGGGGGAACGCCTGGGGGGTCGTCACCGGCCGGTCCGGCTCAACCCTGCTGCCTGCTCAGGTCGACCTGGTCCACCCCGACCGGGTCGCCGTCACCACCGAAGAGGGCCGCCGCGTCGTCCGCATCGGCGGTGAGCGCTACGACCGCGAGGACCTGTTCCACGTCAAGGCCTACCCCTGGCCCGGCCAGCTGGAGGGCCTGTCGCCCATCGCCTACGCGAGAGAAGCCATCGGCCTCGGCCTGGGGGCCGAACGCTACGGCGCTCACTTCTTCGCCGGGGCCGACCTGCCCATCGGGTTCCTGGAGACCGACAAGGACATTAACCAAGAGGTCGCCGACAACCTCCGGGCCCGCTGGCGGCAACTCGGCCGCGGCGACTGGCGCGGCGAACGGCAAATCGCCGTGCTCGGCAGCGGCGCCCGGTTCCGCCCCCTGGCCATCGCCCCCGAGGAAGCCCAGTTCATCCAGACGCAGAAGTTCAGCGTCTCCACCATCTGCCGTTTCTACGGCATCCCACCCGAGATGATGGCCGGTGAGACCGCCGGCCACGAGGCCTACACCTCGCCCGAGATGCGCGGGACCGACTTCCTGACCTTCACCCTGCGCCCCTGGCTCACCCGGGTCGAGCGGGCCGTCTCCGGGCTACTGCCGAGCACGCAGTCGGCCAAGTTCAACGCGGGCGGCATGGTCCGGGCCACCCTGCTCGACCGCTACCAGGCCCACAAGCTCGGCATCGAGGCCGGCTGGCTGCTGCGCTCGGAGGTCCGCGAACTAGAGGACCGCCCACCTGTGGCCGGCATCGACGACCAGCCCACCGGAGGTGCCGTCGCATGATCCACGTCCGCCACCTCACCAGCTCCCTCGCACTGCGAGACAATGGAGACGGCCGGACCCTGGTCGGCCCACTCCTTCCCTGGGAGGTGGAGGCCCGTGTGGTCGACCGGGGCCGGCTGGTGGTCGAGACCTTCGAGCGCGGCGCTCTGGCTGGCGCGGACCCGGCCAGGGTGCCGCTCTGTGCCACCCACCCACGGGATGCCGGCACCTTGCCCATCGGGGTGACCGTCGAGCTTGAGGAACGCGACGACGCCGCCTGGGGCGCCTGGCGGGTGTCGCACACCGCCTTGGGCGATGAGGTCCTCGCCTTGGCCGCTGACGGGGTGCCGCTCGGCCTGAGCGTGGGCTTCGCCGAGGTGGCAGGCGGGAGCCGCTGGTCACCCGACCGACGCCGCGTGACCAGGACCCGGGCCGACCTCGACCACGTCGCCGTGGTCAGGGTCCCCGCCTACGCCGGGGCTGAGGTGAGTGCCGTCCGCGCCGCCTTGCAGCCAGCCGCCACGCTGCTGACCCTGGCCCGGCTCCGTGGCTAAGGGCCGCTGGAACGTCTTCCTGGGCCATGTCCAGGGCAACTGCCGCGCCTGCCGTGCCAGGTTCGTCGGGCCAGGTGACCGCTGCCCCAAGTGCACGCAGAAGCTACGCGACCGCAAGCGCCGCAAGCCGAGGTGACCCGTGCCGCGCACCAAGGGCGGACCAACCGGGAGGCCATGGCGTCGAGCCCGTGCTCGGGTCCTGGCCGCCTCCGACGTCTGCTACCTCTGCGCCCACCCCGGGGCCGGCGCCGTCGACCACGTCATCAGCCGCAAACTGCGGCCCGACCTGGCCCTCGACCCGGCCAACCTGCGTCCTGTCCACGGCTCGCTGAGCCGCTGTCCCGTCTGCCGTCGCGCCTGCAACGAGGAGAAGGGCGAGCGGGCCACCCTGACCGAACGGCGACCACCACGGCAGTCGAGGCCATGGTGAGCCGGTTCCCCCCATGGGGACGGCCGGTCGACCCCGCGCCCGGCGCCCGGTGTGTGTGTCCACGATGACCGCCTTGGCCGTGGACTGCCCGCCCCTGTTCGCCACCCCACGGGACCCCTCTCGGGACACGCTTGGGGGTGCTGTGGCCTCCGTTGCCGAGCAGCTGGGCACCCCGCTGATGCCCTGGCAGCGCCAAGTCGCCGACGTGGCCATGGAACTCGACCCGGCAACCGGGCTGCTGGCCTACAGCGAGGTTGACGCGACCCTGCCGCGCCAGTCCGGCAAGACCACCCTGGAGCTGGCCGTGCTCGTCCACCGCTGCCGAACCTGGGCCAGGTCACGGGCGCTCTACTCAGCGCAGGACCGGATCCACGCCAGGGCGAAATGGGAGGACGACCACGTCGCCACCCTGGACCGCTCCCCCTTCGCGGGCGAGTACCGGGTGCGCTACCAGCGGGGCGATGAGGCGATTCGCTGGCACAACGGATCGCGCCATGGCATCACCGCCCCAGGGGAGAAAGCCGGCCACTCTGACGTGCTCGACCTGGCCGTAGTCGACGAGGCCTGGGGCCTAGAGGAAAGCCGGCTAGAGCAAGGCCTCTCGCCGACCATGATTACCCGCCCCCAACCGCAACTGTGGGTCGTCTCCACCGCCGGCACCCACCGCTCGGCCTACCTGCGCGGCAAGGTCGAACGCGGCCGGGAACGGGTGAATGCAAACCGTGGTTCGGGTGTCGCCTACTTCGAGTGGGCCGCCCCGGTCGGCGCCGACCCCGCCGACCCGGCCACCTGGTGGTCGTGCATGCCGGCGCTGGGCCATACCGTGACCGAGGCCCGCATCGCCGCCGAGTTCGAACGCCTGGAGCTGGCCGACTTCTGCCGGGCCTACCTCAACTGGTGGCCGGGGGAGATTCCCGCCGACTGGCTCGTCATCTCAGAAGCCGACTGGCGCGCCCTGGCCGACGCCGACTCCTCGCCGGTCGACCCGGTCGCCTTCGCCGCCGACGTCACCCCCGACCGGGCGGCCGCCGCTATCGGGGTCGCCGGGCTGCGGGCCGATGGGCTGGAGCATGCCGAGGTCATCGACCACCGCCCCGGGACCAGCTGGGTCGCGCCCCGCCTGGTCGACCTGGTCTCCAAGTGGCAGCCATGCGCCGTGGTCGTCGACGACACCGGCCCCGCCGGGTCGCTCATCGCCCCCCTGGAGGCCGCCGGCGTCGAGGTCATCAAGCCCACCACCAAGGCCAGGGCCGCCGCCGATAGCGGGTTCTACGACGCCGTCACCGATTCCCGGTCGCTGCGCTATGTCCCCCGGCCGGGGCTCGACGCCGCCGTCGCCGGAGCGGCCACGCGACCGCTTGGGGATAGCTGGGCCTGGGCCAGGAAGGGACTGTCCACCGATATCTGCCCGCTGGTCGCGGTGTCCCTGGCCCGCTGGGGCCACGCCACCCGGGCGCATCTGCACAACCGCGGGCCGGGCATCTACATCTGAGCGCGCTACGACCCCGGAGGCACCCCCTGCCCCGGGGTCGTAGCCCGGACCGGGCTGGCTTGGGTCAGCCCGGTCTCCGGGGTCGATGGCAGACCCACCGCGGGGGGCGCAGGTAGGACGCACCCCCGACCACCACCATCGACCTACCAAGGAACGCCAACGACGCGGCCGACGTTACGCGACCAGGCGAACGCCCCCGGCCGTGGTATGTAGCGACCGGGGCGTTCGCGCCGCAGACGTAAACGGCCCCGGGGTCCTCCCAGCCGGGGCCGTTTGTCGCGCGCAGCACCAGTGAGGGCTTCGCCCTCAGACCCCCGAGTTCCCCGACCGTTCATATCGGCCCATCAGGGTGAACTCACTCAGGGACCCGCGGTCCGTCAGACCGACCGCCGCCGCCCGCTGCGCCAAGGTCCGATCGGTTTCCGACCGGCTGG